GGTTTTCACCTACGCTCTTTTTTTTATGCTATCAACAACAAATGGTATCGTTAGCCACTTCCTTTTCGATACGCTGATTCCAGGCTTCGATAGCAGCATTATTCAAAACCTGAGCAGGTCGATCGTACCACCCTGCGTACATAGAGACTGTCGGGCCTCTCGTGTGGCATTTGTTACAACGAACTGTAACGACGACCAGTTTATCGCATCGCCGTGTTTCGGAGTTCCACCTCGTATTACTGCTTGTTTTCTGATCGACTTTCAGCTTTGTGCTACCGCAAAATGGGCAAGGTAATGGCTTTAAGTTTAATTCGGGCATCGGTATCCTCCTCTTCGGATTCGTATCTTGGGCAGGGCGGCATAATCACTGCTCTTTGGTTTTTCAACCAATCGCACGGAACTAAGAAGTCCTTTTTGTGCCTACAGGTGATGCAGTTCGCGTTATTGCTCATGGTCAGAACTTCCTTCTCCAATATGTCCGTTGCCAGTCTCTGCGGAACAAATGGCGCCAGTCGTTACACTCTTGGCAGTGCCCATTACTGCCAAGGCATTCCTGGCAATGCCTGATGTGAGTTTGAACAAAGCAAACCAATCTCCACCGGATAAACTGCTTAAAGTTCATTTCGGTCCCTCCTCCGCTGGCTGCTGGAGCCAGTGTAGCCAATATTTGGCACGATGCGCCATGCTGTCGTAGCAAAGTTCTTCAAACAATTTCGCCAGCTCCTCGTCTGTCATGGAACGGATTTTCTGTGCATTCGTTTTCGCATTGAACTTCTTACCAGTCGCCTTTTCGTATCGAGCCGCCAATTTTTGCATTTGCTCGCTCATAGGTTTGCTCATACCGTCCCCTCCTCCAGCTTACGGTGGTAGACCGTAATACCGTCATCCTCAAGCTCCACATCAGCGGCATATTCAGTACGTCCTCCCAGGTTATTTGTCAGAAAGATAGACTCCTCACAGACCTCAACCAGCGCCCAAAAAGCCAATGGCTCAAATCCTTCGTCGCAAATAACCCACACGGGCTTACCATCCATCTGCATCAGCTCGTCCAGGGTTAGAGGATCATTGTGTGCCGGCTTTTGTTTATGCCTGATCTTGTCGCTCTGGCACAACGGGCAAGACTTACAGCGGGCGATTGGCTCGTCGTTGTTGTCTCCATAGATTTGATAGGCACATCCATCGCCATCAGGCACGTAGCACGGAGGCGTAATTTTTACGCCGCAACGCTGGTCAACGGGGATGATTTTCCCACTATCTGTTTGACGATACATAATGCCGCTACACTTTGTACATTCGCTCTCCTGCTTCTGCTGGATACGGAGGGCTGAGATTGCCATAATGATAGCCTGATTGAACTGAATGAACTCGCGGTTTAAGAGCATCATTTCGGCCCCATCCAACTGTTGGATAGCCTCTTCCATGGTCATTTTGGATTCACCTCCACCGTTACCACATAGCCGTCCTCTATTTCTCGGATGGTATATCCTTGAACTGAATAGTTGTTGTATGTCGTAATCGTGATGTTTGTACTGCTGCTCTGTATCGCACGTACATTTTCCGAAGTACACCCGGTTAGCAACATTGCTGTCAGAAGGATCGCAAATACTCGTTTCATTTCTTGCCCCCGCTTTTCTCTTTGTTCTCGGCAATCGCATTTATCAACTTCGAGTGCGCTCAATGTGCAGCCGTCACAGTCTTCGTGGTTGTCACAGAAGTCGCCCAGACTTTGCGCTGCGGCTTTTAAGTTTTCATAGTTGGTCATTACTCTTTGCCTCCCTTCCGTGCTTCTATGGCAGCTTCCGCTTCGGCGCAAGTTAGAAACACAGTTTTCCCAAACATATCGGGATACAGGTAGATATTATCTGTGACAAAGTATTTCGCCCTTATTTGCACTTGCCCGTTCCCCAAAATATGAATGCGATCTACGGTACAGAGCTTTATTGCTGTGCCAGTGATAATCCATACCGTATCTCCTACTTTACAAGGCGGGATGATTAGCCTGCCGTCTTCTTCGGCCTGGAACAGATCGTATAAGGCGGAAATTGCCATACTTAATGCTTCGAGGCGTTTGTGAGAAGTCCATTGCCCTTTGGGGGATGAGGTTTTGTCAAGGAATGACTGTATCTCATCGGCAATTTGATAGAGGAAATGAATGGCTTCTTTTTTGGTCATTACGCCTCACTCCCCTTGCGTTCAAAGTGATCTACGATCAAACGATATGCTCTGCGTTGCATATCAAGATCCTCTTGGGTGATGTCATCCAACTGTCCGAGTTGAGCCTGAAACAGCTTATACTGCCGGCGAAGCTGAATGGTGTTTTGAATGATACGGACAATCTGAGTAAGAACTAAGATCGTCACCATGATGGTCAGGTAAGTGTTCATACGGCAGTCTCCTATACAGAAATAGAGTTGATGTAGCTTTTGATTTTTTCGACATTCCAGAAGATTCGCTTCCCGATCTGGATACGAGCCTCAGCAGCCTCGCCAATCTGTATGGCAGAATACCGGCCACAACTCAACATGGCCTGAAGCTCGTCAGTGTTGATTGTGATTTTGCTCTGGGTGTCTACGTTATTGAATTGCTTTGTTGCTCTCATGGTTATTCTCCTCGATCATCATGATCGGCTTTGCCATGCCTACTTTTTTCTTTGGGTGGAAAATGCTGCTTGCGGTATTTACGAACTTCTTTACACTGGTTGCAGTTATGGCGATTTTTGCAACACCAGCAGCCGTCTACAATGCCGTACCAAAACCAAGCTGGCATTTGCGGAGCTTTATGTTTTCTCTTTCCCATCTCGCCCTCCATCAGAAGCAGATATACTTTCTCGGAGAACTAAGCACATCTTGGATTAGTGCGGCGTCAGTAACTTCACGGATGCCATAGACATCAAGCCAGGTTATCCGGTCTTTGAAGCGCTTGCGGGCTTCACGGGCATTCTTGGCTCGGACATAATACCAGTTCGTACCTACGTCGGTTTTACGGTATCCAGCGTTGACAGCGAAAATTTTTAGGCCGTCGCTGAGAGAAGGGAGAGTATTCATTGTCGTCATTCTCCTTCGTCCAGTTCGGAAACATCGTTCATATTACTTTTCGGGATTGCTCCCCAGTTTACCAGTTTACGATCCCATCCGCTGTCAGGCATTTGACAGATCCAGTCAGGGCTATCAAAAATGAACTGCTGGTCAAACCCGGAAACACATACCAAACAGTCGCGGACGTAAAGCCGAGAGGATAATCTGGCAAGGCATTTTGTTACCTCATACAAGGTTTGTGAGAACCACCGATCCCGCAGATTACCGTGCAATACTAAGAGAACAGTTGACTTTACAGGGAAACTGCCGTGCCGCCCTTTGCCCAAGTTTGAGAAATGCCCCAGTTCATCCGTAAAACCGCTGTTATTATGCCAGCCCGGTTTTGGAACGACGACAATACTGGCCGGTCCTTCGGAACCAGTGATGCGTGGCAAATGATCTACGATGGTTTGAGATTTGAAGATAGCTTCCGCATCACTCTGAGCGAAAGTCTCTGCCTCAATCAAACCTCTCACATATGTCCAACTACTCATGGTTTAACTCCTAACCCTCATTATATTTGACATTTTCGGCATTTTTGTTCATTTAATTAAACGTTATCATGTTTTTGCCTGAGTCAGCATACTTCGTGCTCAATGGCTTATAATCGTCACAAGCTGGTGCGCTTGCGTATCCCAAACAACCAATGGAAGGTTCTGTATTCAGTTCCAATCCGCTTGCGATCAGTAGGAAGTCTTGCCCGTCGGTATAATAGGCACAGTTGCCGCAGATTTTATTGATCAATCTTTTCCTCCAATCGGTTTACAGCTTCAACAAGCTCATTCAGCTTGTCCAATACTTTGTCATAATCAAGCAGAGGCATAAAACGTTTAGGGGTAAATACCGCTTGGCATCGTTTTTTTGCCGTTATTTTTTTCGATTACCGCAAGGTCAAGTTTTGACAACAATTTGATTTTACTCATGGTTCTCCCTCAGTTCATTGACAGCAGCAATGAGTTTGTTGATTTTGTTGGAAATAACGCCGA